CTACATCGTAGCGCTTCTCCAATGGTACTTCTCTTTTGTGAGAAGCTTTGATCCAACGCTATCTGATACACACCCCTTCTTGTGGGGGTTCAGAAACGAAGGATTTCGTAATTTCCGAGCGAAATAAGCCAGATGAGCACGTCGATCACCATTCTTGCGAATAATTGATCTAGTGACCACTGACCGTATTCGAACGGAATCTGCAAAGGGTCCTGCCCAAACGAAAGACTCCTTAATAAAGTATTCATCATACTCTACGAGGGGTCCGACTCCTGGACATCTCCTACCGAATTGCAGGCGGCAGCGCCGTCGCACGTGTCTAGCAGCCGTTTCAAACTCATCTCTGAGGTTGAGACGTATACCAGCACGCACAAGGCGGTTGTGAAGGCGCACGTAATCAACAGGTCTAAGGCAGACATCTTCTTGATGACAGGGAGTAACCTCCTCACCATCAAAATAATGCTCACCGCAAGACTCGAAGAAACGAGAGCCCAAACCAAATGATTTATTGTGATTAACATTGAATCCGGCCCATGTTAGGATTTCCCTGACTTGTGCCTCGTCCGAATGTGCAACCACTAAATCATCGCCGTATACGAAAACATCATGAGTACTGACCACCGAACATAACGCGAAGAAGATCAATGACTCTAGTTCAAAAGTACAGGCATTGCCCATACTTGAGAATTTTGACAAGTGAAATCTTCTTCCGCCATATTGTGTGGCCGGCGCTCGTACCGACTCAAACACTTCATACCACTCACGCGGTAATAGGAGTTTGACAAGGTTGATGCAAAGCGTATCGCTAGCAGAGCTTAGATCTAGGGTAGAGAAACCCCATTCTTGAGCCAAACTAGCCAGACTCTGATTGATCGTCTGGTCATTCAGGTCAACGCCGAATGCTTGTAAACGTTCGCGCACATAACGGCCGATCCCTTGCTGAATATAACTATTCATCGTGGGTTCAGCCGCTATGGGCCGATGCGTTTTAGCATTCTTTGGTACCATCACCATACGGTTTGCCGACACAATCCGAAGATTGCGAAGGGGACCGACGAGCGATGCCAAATAGCGATCACCGGTTAAAACCCGGCAGGCTAAAGGTATCGCATCGAAAGTGATAGTAGGACGAAGGGATTTGTCGGCGTGGGTGCTACCTCGACGCAAGTCGAAGGTAGCACCTTTGCCGAACCGGCACAGCTCAGAAATGCGTCCAAGATTCACAGGGCCCAATATGGTTTGGATTTTTCGCTGAACATCGGAAATGATGTTCGGCGCCACGGAGTATTTCCCCGTGACCGTTTCCATATAAAGGCGTCTGTTAGTTTTGAAGCATAACTCCTCGGATTTCCACCAAGTAGCCAATGCAG